TTATAGCCTCGGCTAACTGATAGATATATGTTACATCTAAAGGTTGCCCTCTTTCTGGTAATGGTATTTTTGACATTTTTCTCCTCTTATTATTATATCAGTTTAAGTTCTCTGAATTGCTAATTAAATACGTTGCTGCATCAAATGGTCCTTTTACTATAGTTACCTTTTGTATTCTAATTTTAATATGATCTGGTGCCCCTGATCCATGTGGATAAGATAGAGAATAACTAGTACTTGTAGATTTTCCAACCCAGGTCCAATTACTTAATACATCATCCGTTTCCCATTGAACATAAACATCAAACTCTGTAATTGCAGCCTGTTGCGCCTGTAATAATTTCTCTTCTTCTGTAGGATTAACAATTAATAGAGCAGGCATTGTCCATGAAATATGAACTATATGAGATTGATTATCAACGTCAATATTATATGGAATACTTGTTGTTGTTGGATTATTTGGATCAAATCCAGTTTCATCAAATGTGTTATTTATTGTTATTTGTTTGATTGGAGACCAATGTGAGAATCTGTTTTTATCTTCTGATAATATTCGATATCTTAATGTATATGTTAAAGTTTCATTATCTCCTAATGTTGGTGGAAGATCTGATGATTTTATTATAGTTTGTTTAATTCCAGCGTCTGCCATTATCCGACACCAATAGCAAATTTAAACTCTACATAATTGCTTGTATTTGGAGATTTGATAATTGTTGAAGCAGTATCATTTTGAACTACTGAGTATCCTACTAATCCATAAAGTGGGTTAGGGGTATTTAAGTTTTCAAACCTCAATGCGTCTAAAACAACATAGAAATCATCTGACTCAGTTCCACCATCTACGACTGAGGCATAAATATTAATGGTATCGGCAGATGTCCAAGTAAAATTTGATGTAGTATAAAGTTCTTGTCTTTCTTTTGTTATAACGCAATATCTATTAGTTGAAAAATCATGTTGTCCAGAGCCAGTGCCATTTGCTACAGTTGTTTCAAATCTAGAAAATTTGGTTGCATCAGTGCTACTAGTAAATTCAATAATAATTTTTACTGTATCTGGAACAGATAAAGAATCTCCATCTTTATTAATTACAGAAAAAGCAAGTCTTAGTTCATCTGATGGAGCATTTTTAGAAAAATCTAAAGATATTCCAGTTGCTCTAATATATTCTGGATCTGTTGCTACAACCAAATGTCCACCAGAAGTTGTCATTGTAGAAGAATCTCCACGTAGGGCAATAATATTATTGTAATATCGACAACGTTCATATCGTGATGCTCTATTTGTATTATAAAATATTTTATTGTCCGCATTGGTTTCAAAAATTTTTGATGTAGTTTCAATAACGTTATCAGAAAATGTTGCGTCTAATGGCTGAGTAATTCTTGCAATATCTGTGGTAGCGCTTGGGGATACATGTTGCCAGTTTTCTCCCTGAGTAAATGTTAAAATAGTTCTGCTGTCATATGATGCAGCGTATGGGTTTGATCCAGCAGAATATATTCCTACTTCAGAAATCTCATATCTTTCTTCTGTTGGTAATTCTGCAGTTAGAACTAATTTTGATTGACCATCTTCTACAATATACCCCCTAGAACTTATTGGTATACGAAACATCTCAAAGTCTAAATTTTGTTTTGTGGAGTAGTCTAAAGGTGTATCAGATGTATCTAGGGGCTTAACACCGCAACCAAGGGCCATATAAGAGGCATATGCTGGAGTCTGTCCAAGCAAATATTTTGCAATAATGTATTTACCAGTATTAGTTATCATGATTCCACCGCTCCAAGCACTATAGTATATATTGTACCACCTATGCTTAATTGAACTTCTACCTGTTCATCTATATCTAAATTAACTAACTCAATAATAACATTTTGAGATTCATCTAAGTATACATTTTCTCCATTTGCCCCGTTGCCAACAAATGGTATTTTATTTTCTAGTTTAATACCAAAATTAGAAAAATATTTATCTGAGGTATTTTGAAGACTCAGTAAACGTTTTGAAGAAAATTCTTGATTTAAAGATGTTAGATTTTTAATTAATTGGTTAGGAACATAATCGCCACTAATTATGTCATGTCTAGACATAGATAAAAGTTCTTGTCCTCCTATATCTTCAAACAAAATATCTGTTAATGTTTCTATAGGCAAAGTTTCATCATCAAATAAAATTATTTCTGGAGTAGCAACTTTTACCTTATAGGTAGTAGGTGGCGGTGGTGGTGGTGGCGGTAGTGTTATTGGAATTGCTGGAACAGATGGAACAGATGGAACAATGACTTTTCCAGAAAATGGTACTATTTCTATTTTATCTGCTGGCTTAGATGGTGCTGGATCTCCTCTTTCTTCAGCCCTGTAGGATGTCCAATCTTTACTGCTTGTTTGCGGATTAGAAACTACCTTTTTTGGTTCTGGCGGAACATAATTAGAAGTATACGAAACTCTATCTTCACGAACATTTGCAGAACTTGCAGATAATTTATTTCCAGCAGAAGTTGTTACAGTTGCCTGCTTGTTAGATGAAGAACTGGCAAGCGCTGCTCTAGCGTTTTCTCTAGCAGTTTCAGCACTTACTTTAGAAACATTCATATTACCCGAATTTTCTCCTGGCATTTTATACCTCCGCCAAATATATTACCATGCTTGGGCCATCTAAATTTCTTTGATAATCCATATTATAAATAACAAACTGTTTATCTGGACTACAAATTAAATCTATTCCATCTTTACTATAATCAATTTGAACAATATCTCCTAATTGAAGTATTGGTAGCGAAAATATTTCTGCCCCAACAAGTTTTTTAGGTTTCATTGATTTTTCAACAATCCAACCTAAAATATTTTCAGCATCAGATAATGTTTGAATGTATGGAGTTTCTAAAGTAAAACTACTAATGCCATGATTTAATCTACTTTGTTTTATATAGTTATAATCTTGAATGTTTACTAATTCAGATCTAATTGTATTGTTATCTAAATTATCTAATTCGGCAAAGTTTGATTTTTTATTAAAATAATCATCTACAGATACGGTATATGTTGTATCTTGTGTAAATGTTATTCCCTGAATTTTTAAGTAGTTTCCTCCAGTTTCATCTAAATTAAGCGCAGAATCTGTTGCATTAAATACTAAAAATTCTGCCCCGTAGGAATCTGCTTGAAATCCAGAAACGACATACCCCTTTGTTGTGTTTGGCGTAGGGGATACTTTTGCATATAATGCTGGGTATGCCTTATCGTATTTAATATTAAAGTATGCAACTTCTCTAAAAATAGAGCCAAACTCATCGTAATACATATTGTATTTTGGTGGTTGTAAACTAGATATCCCGCTTAAATATGTAGATTGAACAATACCGCTCATTGCATATTTTCTTAATGCTGAATTCGCATTAATTTGATTTGCCCCAAATACAGAAGATATAGAATCAGCAACATTAAAAACTGTGTTTTGAGAATAATTTTCGTTTAAAGCATAAATATTTTCAAACATACATTTTGATGATCCTCGAACAAAAAGAGAAGCATTATTGTATACTGGAAGCGGATCTGTGTCATCAACTATACCAATTAATTTATTATTAATATATAGATAAAATTTTCTTGTTGTTCCAACATTAGAATATTCTACTGCTAAGTCATATACTGTTGGATTTTCTTCTCCAGACATTCTGTACTGACCAGTAAATTTACCATCATCTACTAAAATATTAGTTAACCCTGACCAAAGTTTTATTGGGATAGCGTTTCCAGAACTATCTTTTTTAATTTTATAAAAAACAACATTTGAAATATTGTTTTCAGATGAACCGTCGGATTTAATTTTTAAATATGATTCAATATTTTTTTCTGTCAACGCAACTATTTCAAAATAATACCCATTATTTGTTTCTGGGTTAATCATAATTCCTAAGCCACCAGAACCACCACCAATGTTTGAACTTTGGTTTGGCTGTGTTGTTGGTACTTGGTAGTATGTTGTACTACCAATTGGAGTCTGAAGCCTATCTTCACTTGTATCTACGCTACCAATAATTCTCATTCTAGTTCCAAAATGTTTGTAAGAACTATCTAATGGTTTATATACATAAGATATAAAATCAATTGGGGTATCTGTAGAACTAAAAGATGGACCAGACATTACTAGTGCTGATGATTGAATTGTTCCACTTTGAGTTGATTGTAAACTATTTAATTCTGTTTCAGTTAAATAATTACTTGCCATAAAATTTTTAATTATGCCAGTTCTTGAAGATTTTTTAGCCAATGTATTGTTGACTCCAGCAGCACCTACTGTAAGATCTATAGGATATTCAATTTCTGGACTAGTTGTAAATAAATAGTTAGACTTCATACTACAACCACGAAGATATGTTTCTTGTGTCCAATTACTTGATATGCCTGCTGTATGGTTAGTAACTAAAGTTCCAAACTGTCCTCTTCCATGTTCAAAAACTGGACCATTTTTTATTTTTGTTTCGCCATCAATTGTTTCATAATATGGATTTGCCAAAATTCTAATTAATCCTGTTGGATATATTTTGCCATTAAATGGAAGAGATGCCATATATTCCTGATACTCTTGGTTATTTGATATCCAGACATTACCAGTTCCTGTTATATTAAATTGAACAGCGTCATATCTTATAACTTCCCCGCTAGAATAAAAATATCCTTTATATTTAGTTAACCAATAAACATTTTCTCCTAAATCAACAGTATTATTAATAATAGATCCATTAGATACTGATGGAAGAGATGCTGGCAAGTCGGAATTAATAGGGACCGCACCTAAAACAAAACTTGATTGCTTATCTACTTGTGAGTTTACTGTTTTTAATACATCTTCTCCAGATGCTTCCCAAAGTAATGCTGGCTTATAGATCCAAGTTTTTTCTTTATCTACCAAAGTACTTTGTTTGATAGATCCGTAAGATCTTTGAATATATCTTGAGGTATAATTAATTTTTCCGTCATTATATATTTTTTTATCTTGTGAAGATATAGAAATAATATTTGGTAATTCTGAAGATAGTGGTTTATTTTTAATTGCACCAAATTTTTCTTGATTATTTGTTCCAACTAAAGTAAATGATGATTCTCTTTCTCCTGCTTCTGGCATTATATAATTTTTACTCATAATAGTAAAATTATTATATTCGTCAAAAAACATTGCAGTTTGAGTAGATAC